CATTAGCAAGTGGCGACAGGACATTGCTCATACGACGAAACCAACTGTGGTAGATCCGGCGACGGTATCAAGCATGCGTTTGAACTCTTGGCCATATTGCGTGGCTTCGAGCCCATTGCCATACACTTTGCCTTCTGTGGCACCAATTTGAATGCCCATTTGTGCAAGTTGAATGGCAATAATGTGAGCTGCGAGATGCTTGACGGCTCTGTCAGTTTGAGTGCCAAACACATCGATAGTGGCATCCGCTGCAGCTTCGTCAAGGGCTCCGTTCACGATTCCCGATGGGTGGGGAGTGAACTCAGGGAAGCGATCTAGAAAAGTGGCGTAGGTGACGGCCATGATCAGACCTTCCCTGCTTTAATGTTTTCCAGACGTTTATTAATGGCATTTCTGATTCTCACGCGACCCTCTTTCCCTTTCCATTGCAGAAGCTGATCCTCGTCATGCATGATTTCAAGCAGACGGAACGCTTCGTTCAGTGGTAGTTGGATGAGAGTGTCGATGCTCGTGGGAATCTCCTGGACCGTAGCCTGTTCCTTCACTTCCTCAATGGCTCCAAGGGCCATAAGCCGCTTGACGGTGCCATTTTTGCGGGCAATATCCCACTTGGTTTCAGGAACATCAGTGTTAACGCCAGGACTGAGCTGAATCATGCCAGCGTCAGTGATAATGCCAAACCCTCCCTCACGCGGCGGATTTTCAAGTTCAGGGCGATAAGCAATCAACATTTGTGTTCAAAAGAACTGTTCATTAGCTTAACGCCCATCACTTACCTATCCTCAGGGAGCCTGCAAGTACAGGACGCTCTTGGGATAGTAGAGGGCCACGCCACCCACGCGAGCATGAGCCGGAACGATGAATTCCAGACCACGTTGCTGAGGCGGGAACAGCTCAAGCGGCTGCGGAATGTGCAGTTGCACTTTCTGCGGATCGCGCTTGTAGAACACCATGCGGTTCTTCGACAGGGTGCTCTTATCCGCGTCGAGCTGGTTGATGGGCTCGATATTGCGGATGTAGGGGTTGGTGCGCAGGAAGTATTCCATCACGGTCACGTCCGAAGAATCGGAATTGCGACGAGTGGAGATGGTGTTGTAATCTTCCCAAGCCATGAGGATGGTATCGGGCTGCTCCTTCATGTTGGAACCGTTGATGATGGCAGTAACGCCATAGTTCAGCAGGTCCAGCATTTCTTGGGCAGTGGTGCCGCTATCGGTGAACCACTTGTCAGCAGCAACAACGTCAACAGTGGCGTTGTTGAAGAAGCCTTGCAGGCCAACGGAAGATTCGCCAAACATGGCCACTTCTTCCACTTTCTCTTCGTAAGCACGACGAACGGCAGAAGCGCGACGCTGCTCGAGAGCGATGTTGGCCATTTGAGCGGCCCGCAGCTCTTGAACCGTGTAGCCGAAGGAACCACCAAACGAGCGAATGTTGATGCTCTTCTCGACTTGGCTGATGTCGGCACGGGGCAGATCGTCAGCAGCGTCAGCGATGAGTTTGAATTCGCCAGTCGCGTCCATCACGCGATAGGTGAAGGTTTGAGCGCCAGGACCAGCTTCGCTGGTAACAGGCAGAATGGTGGGGTATTTGATGTCGGCATAAGCGACTTCAAAAACTTGAGGGCGGATGTACTCAAGCTGACGCTCGAGAAACAGACCCGCTTCATCCATACGGAAATCAGACATTGGAGGGCCTCCTATCAGGTGTCAGCGGTGAGGGTGAACGAAGGACCGTTCAGCTCAACGATCGCCAGGCCAGAGCCGGTGACGGAGGTGAGATAACGGGCATTCGACAAAATCGCGCTCTTGCCGGCAATGGCATCGCCAGTGAGCTGACCGGCATACTTGACGCCAGTAGCAGTGTGGATGACGCGCACGGCAGTCGCCGGAGTGCAAGTGCCATGAACATACAGGGCAACGGCGCCTTCGTTGGCCACGTTGAGCACTTGCTCGTCCTTCACGCCGGGGCGGCTGTTGGAATCTTCAGCAGTTTCGTCAACGTAGGTGAGCACGTTCACGCCCACGACGGTTTCGCCAGTGCCGCCAATGGTCTTAGCGGAGTTGGCGACAGTGCCGCCAGAGTTGTACACCACAACATTACCGAAGGCCAGGACGGCGTTGGTTTCGTTGATGTAGGTGCCAATAGTGTTGTCACGGATGTCGGAAAGTTGACCTTCCAGCAGTGCGGTCAGCTCAAGCGCATAGCTTTGCTGCACGCCACCTGCCGTCCCGGAACTCACCGAAGAAAAAACGACGGCCATAATCAGCGCTCCTTAGTAACGGAGAGGGGGGTTTTCCAAGCGTTCTGCAGATTGTCCATGTAGGACGCAGGAGCAGAAACAGGGGTGGCAATGGATGCCACAGCTTTGCGCAGTTCGTCGGTCGAGGCGGAGTCGCTGCGAGGAGCAGCTTCAGCCAGCGTGTCGAACATTGCTTGAACGTAATCGTCGGAACGCTCCGACAGATCAGCGTCGCCACGAACAGCTTTGATCGAGGCTTCCATGATCTCACGGGCGCTCTTGCCGGCAAAATCAAACTCACTATCCAGATTGGTGCGAGCTTTGTCAATGAGGGCAACGCGCTCTTCAACAAGCGAATCAATATTCACTTGACCAGCAACAGTCAGATCGGCCTTAGCGGCTTCCAGCTCTTGCTCGAGGGCATCAGCGCGACCTTCGGCAGCGTCGCACTTGCCTTGCATCTCTTTCTTCATGGCATCCATCTCTTCCTTCATTTTGGAAGCGTTGGACATCATTTCATCATATTTGCGTTTCATATCGGCATAACTTGCCTTCGCGTCTTCACGCTCAGCCGACACAGCGGCTGCAAGGGCAGAATCAGCCTCAAAGGAAACGCCGTCAAACACGATGTTTGCGGACATAACTTCTCCTAAGTGAGAGTTGATAAGTTCGGTCACAGCGGCATCCGCTGAATCGAGCATGAGGCGAACATTAGGGCCGCCCCTGGCTCTTTTGACAATGGCAACATGGTTACCTCGGATGTTTCTTTGGTAACCGTCGTAATGCTGACCATCAGGCGTAGTGCCTGGCTCGTCAACATAATCGACCTTGTATCCACAAGACACTTCGCGAACATTGCCGCGCATAATCTCTTCAACCGTCTCCTTATCGGTGACGGTCAGCGTGGACTCAACGAAGCCATCGGAATACGAGACATCTGCACTGGTAAAGCCAATTGCATAGTCCTTAGTGTTTGACGCATCAAGCAACACGGGAGGATGCTCTTTCGTCACACATTTTTCCCTAAAGCTATCGAGAGCCTCTTTCGAGGCAACCTCTTGCTCGGGCCTGTATTCCAAGCGGATACCACCACTTGCATCCGTGTACGACTGGATGCCCGTACGCGCAATGCGAGCACGAACCTTCAAGTAGCCCTCTTCGGTGATTTGGTAATCACTAATTTGGGATACGTCGTAGCGAAAGCATGGGCGTGAATCCATAAATACATACTACAAGCAAAAAGCAGCTATGATGCAACAAGCGATTCACATGCGAATCAAAAATGCAGGAGCGCTGGCATTACGTTTACTATTCTTACGAACCATGGGGAAGAGGGTACATAGGGAAGCGAAGCTCCAGAACGCCACCGGAGACAGATGCCTATATGGGCAGTTTTAGCGACAAAAGTTTTCGCCCGACAGAAAAAATTGTAATCGCAATATTTGATACAGCAGAAAAAGCATTGCACGCAGAGATTTTGCTGCACAATTTTTACCAAGTAGATCGCAATCCGCATTTTGCAAATCGCAGCCGCCAAACAAGTACTGGATTTACATGCCCTTTGGATTACTACCAATTTCTTACTCCTCAACAAAAATTCTTGAGAAATTATAAAATTAGACAAGCGCATTCCATGGGCAGCAAAGGGTTCTACTTCAAGTTAACAAGCCCAAGTGGGGCCATAATTGTTACCCGCAATCTTCGGGAAACTTGCGCAAATTACGATTTAGATCGCAGAAATTTAATGAAAGTGTTGTCCGGAAAAAGAAGGCACTCCAAAGGGTGGACCATTTGCAAGCTGCCTTTGCCATGAAAATTCACGCCAGTAAAGTTAGTGCGGCAAAATTGCCACATCCCCAAAGGCGCCTGTTGATAGCGTCACGGTTGAAAGATGCGCGAGAGCAAAGCGGGCTGTCTCAGCGATATGTTGCCCGGCAATTGCACATAGGACAATCGACATATTGCCGCATAGAACGCGGAGAAAGCGAACCCTCCGCAGTGCAAATTGCCACTCTTAGCGGGCTTTATGGGCTGTCAGTGCTTTGGCTATTGGGCATGCCAAATTTTGTTGTCAACGCGGCTCAATCTTCGTCGTCATCGTCGTCCTGAAGCCCTTCGATTTGTTGTTCAATGCCGGTCATCACATAACTTTTTGCAATAGCCTCAGCTTCAAAGACCAGCATTTTGACTGGTTCAAAATATTCATGGGGCTTGTCATAGGCATTGCGCACAAAGATGTGGGTTTCATCAAGACGCCCATTCTTGAAGTGCTGCTCTTCGACTAGCCGCCAGTTGGAAGTGTCACGATGCTCATGCGCGGAAAGAATGCACAGAGCCTTCATGATGCCAATGCCGTCTTCTTCTTCTTCAATGACGCGGACGTATTCGCTCACGATTGTTCCTTGCGGCTTTCCACCATCTTAATAATCCGATTGGCCCACGCCCTACCAGCGTCACCTCCCCATAAGAGCCATGCGTGAAATCCAGCATCACCTTCTCCTCCGGCTTTATTCTTTTCATGCCTTGAAAAGAACGCTGCCATGCGCTTAATGGTTTCGTAGCTCACCTTCTCCCCATTGGCCAAGCTTGTCGCTCTAGCAACGCCACTACCAATGCCTTGCTTGCCGGCTTCCTGAGTGGTCAGGCCGCCTTTGCCATGCTTCTTGCGCAGCTCCAAGCCGCGACGCGCTGCTGAACGAACAGACGATGGAGGGGCAAACGATTCAGCGTCGCCCCTTAGCGCTTTTTTCCGCAAGAGCCATCCATTTCCTCCTCTTCTTCCATTGCTTCTTCTTCTTCAAGCACTTGACGAATAAAGGCGCGCATGTACTCTTCGCTGGCATCTTTCTTTTTCATGCTCATACCAGCTTCTGACAGGGCAATTGCAACTGCTTGCTTGTAATTGGTAATTGGCTTTTTATCGCTGCCTTTAAGCTTGCCCTCTTTGAATTCCCTTAAAACGCGAGCGATTTTGGCTTGCTTTTCTTTCTTGGTCATTGCGGGAAGAAATTGATTGGAGCTGTTTCAATGCTAAGCCCCGGCCACACCTTTTCACGATGCAAGATCAATGCTGTCATGATGCGTTCTGCCAAAAACGAAATGTATCGACAATTGTAGCCTTCAATTTGTTTAATTTTTTCTTGACAATTGTCCCAGATTGGCCACATGCAATCCAGCAAAGTTTGCATGACTTCGCAATAATTCACATGGGCTCCTCGCGCCATGATGTGACCAAAGAAAATATTCTGATTAAATGCAAGCTCTAGTTCTTCTTTCGTGATTGGCATTTGTCCGCGATCCGCGATCAATAGCGCTTGTTCAATGCCGTCCATACCTGCGTGCCCTTCTCTGTACTGCTTGGCAATGGAAAAGCCAAAATGTTCAGGCTTGGGAATGTACAGCACTGAGAGAGAAGAAGGAGCCAGTCCCTCATCTGCCCATTGCCTCCTGTACTGAGCATTGCCGATAAACTCTTCCGTGGCGTTGTTGACGAGCCAGTGAATGCCAGTCAGTTCGGACCACCACTTGTTGTAGGACGAAATATTATGCTCGCCCAAATTGTCCAGGGTCCAGCCCGCATGAAAAAGTTGCAGCAGTTCTTCTTGAGGAAGATTTTCTGCCCCTAATTTCATGCGATGGAGAGAAGCGCAGGATGAATAACGAGGCTCGTTATCGCCATGACACATCACATAGATGTGCCAATCTTCAGCTTGCATAGACATCTCGCTTGGCCCAAAGTTCGTTGTAATTGTTTACGCCTTTAGCGCCAACGCCAGTAAGATCACCACCGCCAGAAGGCTTGGACCAAGCCATAATAGTTCCATCGGGCAGGACGAAAGCCCTGTTCTTCTGCTCATGCGTAGGAGTTAGCTCTAGATAGTCACCATAAACGAAGTCCGAAGCAGGACCGTTCATTGCCAGTGCCTGACCAAGCAGCGTGGGGCCAGTAGGGCACAATGGCGTGATGCCATAAAAGCGCTCGTGACAATTGTTCACGATCAACTGAATGGCGGTGGTTAACGCGGGATTGTCGGGCTGTGAATACAGAACAGTCGTGGCGCATGCCCAGGAAGTGAAGCTAAAGCGCTGGATGTCCCTGAAGGCCAACCATTTGATGCGAGGCCCCACTTCTACGGGGTTGACCACTCTGATGGCAATGTCCAAATACCATCCGCCAAGCTTGTTCAGCAAGCAAAAACGTCCAAGATCAGCCTTGTACGAATAGGGCTTCAGACAGTCATAAGCCCACAGCACGTCAGGGTCGTAATTGTCGGCAATAAATTGCCTTAGTGTTTCCTTGGTGTAGATCGTGTGATTTGCAGAAGGAAACGAAGCTTTAACAGTGCCAGTGGCATATTGGAGAAACGGCGAAAGCTCATCCCCCGCGTCGCTTAGAAAAATTTGAGAGATTTCCATGGTGATCAAACAATTTTTGCGGGAGTGCCGAAGCCCTTGAACTGTGAAGACGCACCTTGAGCAAGCGTTTCTTCAATGATGCCAAGCATCTGCTTCTGGATGAAGGGCCAAGTAAATGGCTTCTCATGAATGCGTTTATAGCACCATTCCCCATCGGCGGCCAGGAAGTCACGATTTTCGTAATATCCGCTCAAAAGCTCCGCCAAACTTTCGGGCGTAGGAATCGGACGCTCGAGGCCATAGTTCCTATCGGTTTCTGAGCCTTGGCATTGAATGCGAGGTACTTCACCGAAGATTTCCTTCAGACTTGTATGGTCAGGCACCAACTGCGCCACGCCAGTAGCTGCATGCTCCGTATTGACCAAGCCCCAGCCCTCGCCAATGCAAGTATTTACACCCACGTCGCAGGCGTTGTACACCTTGTTGAGTTGTTCAATGGGAAGGCAGTTGTGAGTGGAAAACTCGGGGCTGGTAAGAATCAGCTTGCCCGTAGGGTCATATCCCTCATCTTTAGCCACGCGCTTAAACAGCGGCACCAAGTCCCAGCCCAAATCTTTCTTGCCCATATTGAGCCATAGACGTGCGTCGGGCTTGTCTTTCGCAAACTTGATGAAGCCCTTAATGGTCAAGTCAATACGCTTACGAGGTTGATTCCTGTTGCCATTGAAGACGATAAATACATCGCTTGGCACACCCAATTCCTTCCGGCATTGCTCTTTGTCCATCGGGAAAAACTTTGTAAAGTCCGTACCATGCCCTACCACTTCAACAGACTTTTCATAGCCCATTTTTCGCAGTTCTTCCTTCGCGAACTCCGTGTAGGTGATGAGTTTGTCCCAGTGGTTGATAGGCTCGCATAGCTCCGCAAATAGCCCATAAGAATCAATGGG